AAGCGGTTGCCATCGTGCGCTATGCCGAAGTGCAGCAGCTTGAGTTGACCGGCTACGACGCCGCAGCCAAGCCGGAACTTGAAGCCCTCGGCATCATCGTTCGCTAATCACCGACACAGGACTAGGAGTAAAGGACATGCCTACTCTCGACATCTTCACCAACGACGCCTTTAGTCTGCAGTCGATGACCAGGGCGATCAACGAGTCGCCGTATCAGCCGATGCTGATCGGCTCGCTCGGCCTTTTCAGCGAAGAAGGGATCACCACGACCAGTCTGTCGATCGAGATGAAGGGTACGACCCTGACCCTGATCCCGGCTGCCGCTCGCGGTGCTCCCGGTCGCGTTGAGCGCAACGACAAGGCTCGCCTGATCCCGATCAACACTGTGCATCTGCCGCAGCGCACCTCGGTGATCGCCGACGAAGTGCAGAACTTGCGTGCTTTCGGCACCGAGAACGAAACCGAGACGGTGCAGAACCTTGTGAACCGCAAACTCGGCAAGCTGCGTCGCAACCTAGACGTTACGATTGAGTGGCAGCGCATTGGCGCCCTCAAGGGTCAAGTGCTTGACGCGGACGGCGCGGTGCTGCTGGATATGTTCAGCACGTTCAACGTGACGCAGCAGATCCGGCAAATGCTTCTCGGGACCGACTCGACCAAGGTCAAGAGCCTGATCGTGCAAGCGCAGCGTCAGTCCGAGGATGCGCTTGGTGGCGTGATGCACCGCGGTTTCGTCGCGCTGTGCGGCAAGAACTTCTTCGACTCCCTAGTCGGTCATCCGGCAGTCGAGAAGGCTTACGACCGCTGGCTCGATGGCGCCTTCCTGCGCGACATCCAGCGTTCGCAGGAAGGCGGCTCGCCCGGCTTCCAGTTCTGCGGCGTGTCCTGGCACGAGTACAGGGGCCAGGTCTCGGGGCAGAACTTCGTCGGCGACGATGACGCTTTTCTGATCCCGCAGGGAGTACCGGATATGTTCGTGACGAACTACGCGCCGGCCGACTACATGGAGACGGTCAACACCATCGGCCTGCCGTACTACGCCAAGCAGGAAATGATGCGGATGAACAAGGGGGTCGAGATCGAAGCGCAGTCCAACCCGATCTCGATCTGCACTCGTCCGAACGCCATCGTGCGCCTGCTGCGCAACACCTAACCGTGGTGAACCCGATCCTGAGTCGGGCCGCAGAACGCATCCTCGCTCGCATGGGCGAGGATGCGTTTTTGCGTGGCACCCTCGAAACGATTGTCAACATCCAGCAGGATGTCGAGATGACCGACGCCGAGGGCAACGTGGCCTACATCCGCCACCTTGCGCGCATACCGTCTAAGCACGCGCCGCAAAAGGGCGACACGCTGGCCGTTGGCGCCGACAACTACGTGCTCGATGCGCGAGTTGACGACGACGGCTATTTCGCCAGGTACGTTCTGCGCAAGGTCTGATCGTGGCGTTTGCAGTCGTCATCAACACCCTGGACGTGGGGCGCGTAGCACAGCGACTCGGACAAATCAACGCTGCTGACATCAACCGCGTCTCGCTGAGAGCCGTCAACCTCGTCAGCGAGCGGGCGTACAAGGACTCGCTGACGCGCATGACCAAGCGCATCAACTGGTCCCGCGCGTACCTTGAAGAACGGATGCAGTTCATTGCTGCCAACGACGAGCGCAAACCGCAGGCGAAGATCGTTGCGTTCCGCGGCGGATCGGGCAGCAAGAAGTCAGCACTGCGGCCGTCGAACATTCGCCAGTTCGCGCCGCGGCAGGTTTCGGTGCCGGTGCGCTTCGACAACAGTCTAGCCAAAGGCCCGACCTGGATTACCAAGGACGGGCGTCGCGCCGCGCAAATGCTGCGCAACCCTCGCCGCAAAGACAAGCGCCTTCCATTCATTCTGCGCACGGGCTCAACCTTCCGCGAAATCCCGGTCGGCAAGAAGCAGGCAGGCATTAGTTTCGAGTTCATCAAGGGCCGCCGCGTCGTGATCCCGTATGCCTTCTTTGGCGATACGAAGAAGGCTCCAGGTGTTCTTGTCATGCAGCGCGAAAATACCGACCGCAAAGGCAAAGGAAAAATGAAGGCAATGTACCGCCTTCAAGCATGGTCGGTGTTTCGGAAAACCGCCGCCGTCATCCTGCCGATGGTTCGGCGCGACTTGGAGCAGACGGTCGGCGACAACGTTGTTCGTGAAATCAATAAAAGGCTCACCGTATGAGCAAAGCCAGCATGCTCGCGCAGAAAGTGTCGGATCGAGTCGGCACGATCTCCATCGCCAACGGATACAACACCGACATCGGTCTGCGCGTGTTCCGTGGTCGGATCAACTTGGTGCCGGAAGAACTGCCGTGCATCGTCATCGTTGAAGGCGAGGATGACGTGCAGGCCACCAAGGGCACCGAGGCGAAAGTGCGCCAGGCATATCAAATCGAGGGGCATGACGAGTGTGATCCCATGAACCCGAACGACAAGGCGCACTTGATCCTTGCCGACTTGAAGAAGGCGATCTTTGGTGTTGACCCTTCATTCGACGGCGCGGTGCGCCCAAGCGAGCTTGAGTACGCTGGTCGTCAGATCGGCGTGCGCGAGGACGGCACGGCGTTTGTGTCGGGATCAATTGCCATTCGCATCACCTTTGTCGAGAACCTAGCCGAGCCGTAACGAAATTGGACCGGACAGCGTTTTACTCGCGTCACCCTTAAACTCATTCCTGTTTTTGGAGAACCACTATGACATCTCGCGCATTCCTGGGCGCTGGCGATCTCTACATCGCGCGCTTCGTCAACGGCGTCTTCGAGGACTACAGCGGTCCTTACGAGTGCGACCAGTTTGAGATCAAACCGAACGTTGACCTCAAGGAAAAGACTTCTCGCGGCCGCAACACCTACGGCCAGGTGATCGAGTCGGTGGCTGTGCCGCAGCCGGCCGACCTGACCATCGCGCTGTCCGAGGTCAACAAAGAGTCGCTGGCGATTGCGCTGCTTGGCACGACCGCGGCTCTGAGCCAGACTGCCGGCACGCTGACCAACGAGCGCATCCGCGTCAAGGTGGACAAGTGGGTGGCGCTGTCGCGCGCAAACCTGACCGGCGCGATCACCGTGGCCGGCGACGCGGCCAGCGTGACGGGCGCGATCAGCGGCACGACCCTGACCGTCTCGGCTTTGTCCTCGGGCTCGCTGCATGTTGGTCAGACGATCACCGGCGCGGGTGTGACCGCTGGCACCACGATCACGGCGCTTGGCACCGGCACGGGCGGCACGGGCACTTACACCGTGAGCGCGTCGCAGACCGTTGCGAGCACGTCGATCACGGCGTCTGGTCCGAACTACGTCGAGGGCGTGGACTACCTGCTGAACAAGCAACTCGGTTGGGTCAAGGAACTGGCCGGTGGCGCCATTGCCAACGACCAGTTCGTGCGCGTGAGCGGTGCGTTCAGCGCGATCACCGGCACCGAAGTGCGAGGCATCACCGACGCGCAACTGCGCGCCCGGTTCCGCCTAGACGGCAAGAACTTCGCCGACAACCAGCCGGTGATCGTCACGGTGTTCGAGGCGGTTATCGCCGCTGACTCGGCGTTCAACTTCCTGGCCGACGACTTCGCGTCGATCACCCTGCCGGGCCGCATGAAGACGCCGGTCGGCTTCAACGAGCCGTTCACCGTGCATCTGCGCGACGCCTAATCATCGGTTGACGGGGGCCGGCTCGGGGCGTCGGGGTTAAAACCCTGACGCCCCGTTTTTATTTTGGTGAATGAGCGATGGCGACTGAAAACTCGCGCGACATCGAGCTTCGGATTGCAGCGACCACGAGCGGGTCGGAGCAAGTCAAGAAACTCGCTTCTGAACTCGATCAACTGTCGAAAGAAGGTGGCGAAGCCACGCCGGAATTTGTGCGGCTTGGGCAAGCCCTGGACCGCGTTGCCGAGCAGGGTGATGCGGTCGCTGCGCTGAACGCCATTGAGGAACAGGTTACAAAGACCAGCGCGTCATTTGCTCAGGCGCGGACCAATGTCGAGCAACTACAGACATCATTCAATGAGCAGCGCACGGTTGTCGAGGGATTCCGCGCTGCCCAAGTCGCTGCACAGCAGGCCGTCAACACTACTGCTGTCCGCCTGCGCGAGCAAGAAGCTGCGCTAAACCTACTGCGAGCGGAGTACCAAGGCGCCGAGCGCAACACTGACTCCTACCGCGCCAAGAACCGCGAATTGCAGCGGAGCATTGCGGAACTTGAAAACACCCTAGCCGAGCAGAAGGCAACGCTCAAGTCTGCCAACGGCGATTTGCGTGAGAACGAATCCGCGCTGACCAAAGCCGAGAATGCGTACAACCGCGCATCGACGGCTGCGCAGCGTCTTGAGCGAACCCTAGCCGGGCAGAACTCCAAACTGGCTGAGTCGCGCGCCGAACTTGAGCGGCTTGGCGTGTCAGCGTCCACGTCGGCCGAAGCCCAGCGGCGAGTCGAAGCATCGCTCACGTCGCTGCGCCAGGAAGTCGGGCAAGCCAAACTCGCCGTCGAGGGATACAACCTCGTCATTGAAGAAGCAGCACGCGAGGAACGCGAATGGGCGCAGCAGAAAGCCGCGGCTGAGAAGGCCGCTGAATACCGCAAGCTGCAAGAGGCTCGCAACTACGTTAATTTATGGACGAAGGCGCTGAACGAAGCCGAAGTAGCGGAGCGGCAGGTTGCAGATGAAGCACGCCGCACGGCGGCTGCGCAGAAAACTCTCAACGACGCTTTTGGTGTAGCCGGCGTTCGATCTGCAGAAGCCATCAAGGCTGAGATCAACGAGCTTGTCCGCTCGATGGTCACGCTCAAGAACAACACGAACGTCACCGCCCAAGAGTTTGATCGAGCGTTTGCCAATGCTCAAGTGCGCTTTCGTGATTTAAACGACGAACTTGCGAAAACGCCCGAACAGATTGGAAAGACTGGTGCAGCGACGCGAGTTGTGTCGCAGGCATTCGGTCAACTAGCGGCGATCTACGGTGGATTTGAACTCGCAAGCCGGTTCGTTGAGGCGAACGTCCAGATTGAGACGTTGCGCCGCTCGCTCGCGCTTGTCACTGGTAGCACCGAGCAGGCTGCCAGGCAGATCGAGATTCTGCGCGAAGTATCGAACAACGCGGGCGTTGCGATCGGGGCGATCAGCCAGTCCTACGTCAAGTTCCAGGCTGCGCTCAACGGCGCCAACGTGCCGCTTGAAACGACAGAAAGCCTGTTTCGTGCCGTTATAAATGCCTCGGGGCAGCTTGGTCTGTCATCGCAGCGGACGGGTTTGATCCTCGACGCCCTGGCCCAAACTGCGAGCAAGGGCGTCGTATCGCTCGAAGAACTGCGTCAGCAGTTGGGCGACTCGTTGCCCGGCGCTCTTGAACTAACGGCGCGAGGGCTTGGCCTTAGCACGTCGGAATTGATCCGTCTGGTAGAAACCGGTCAATTACTATCCGATGACTTTCTGCCGGCGCTTCGCAAATCGCTGGTCGAGACTTATGGAGACGGAACAAAGTCTGTACAGGGCTTTCAAGCGGCGTGGAACCGCCTCAAGAACACACTCACTGAGACTGCACAATTTATTGGGGACAGCGGTGTTGTCCGCGCTCTTACGGTCACTATCGAACAAGCTGCAATTGCTGTTCGCGGCGTTACCACTGCGTTTGAGTTTCTTGGCGTCGCCGCTGGCAAGACGCTCGGGTTCATTGCCACATTCGACTTCAAGAACCCGATTGAGTCTGTGCGTCGGTTCGGCAAAGAGATCAGCACCGCTTACACCGAGTTGAATGATCGGCTGTTGAAAACAAATCAGTCGATCGCTCAAAGCAGCCAAGCAGCAATTGATGGACAGGGGCAGATCGGCAACGCTGCCAAGGAAACCGGCCAGATCGCGCAGAACGCCGCTGGCTCGTTCAATGCGCTCTCGACATCACAGCAGCAAACAAGTCTTTCTGCCGAGGAAGTCACAAACGAGATTGAACGACTAAAAAACAGTGCAGAGGCTTTACGCGGACAAGTCGATCTTTCATCGGTGTCTTGGCAGAAGTTGCTTGTTGAACTTGGCAAGGTTAGTGAGAGTTACGAGAATCAAGTGACCGTCAGCGAGAAGGTCGCTGCGGCGAAGAAGATTGAAGGCGAGTCGCGCGTGCAACTCGTGCAACTCGCAGGAGACGAAGCCGCTACACTGGACGCCGTTGCGCAGGCTGCCAATTCCGAAGCCGCTGCTCTCGCAAACGTGTCGGCAAAACGCGATGCCGAGATCGCAAAACTGCAGGAGTACCGAGCCGCGCTGATTGAAGAAGCCGCGCGTTTGGGCGACTCTACGGGCACGCGAAAGAAGGTGATCGAGGACATCACTCGCACGATCGATGTCAGGACCGCCGAGGCTCAAAAAGCCCGCGAGTCGGCCGAAGCGAGCCGCGTGGATGCCGAGCAAAAAGCCCTGGCCGTCAAGGTCTACGCCGACAACTCGGCCGCGCTGAACACATTGCGCGACGCTTACCTGCAGACGGCCAAGAATCTTCAACTCGTCATTCAGTTGGAGAAGGAAGGGCTTGCGTCAAAGGCCGATGTCAACGCCGCGACTGAGCGCGCCGCCATTGCCGAGGCGCTATACCGCGATGCTGTCAACGACTCGGCTGCTGCAATCGAGCGTCGCAGACAGGCGTTGTCCGCTGGTCTGAGTGTGCAGGAAGCCAAACTCAGGCTTGAGCAGCAAGAAATTCAGACGAGCATCGAGTATGCCAAGCGCCGCGGCGACGAGCAAGCGGTGATCGAACTGACCATTCGCCAGAAGCGGCTTGAGATCGAGATAATCGAGGCGAAGATCAAGGTGCAGATCGAGGAAGTGCGTCTTGAGCAGCAGAAACTTGAGATTGAGCGCGCGGCGCTTGACCAGTCTGATCCGCTCTACAAGCAGAAGAAGCAGGAACTCGACATCCGCATTCAACTGCTTGAAGTCAAGCGCCTTGAGACTGCGGCCACTGAGCAGCAGATCGAGCGCATCCGCCTTGAGATTCAGGCATTGCGCGATCGGGCAAACGCGAGCAGTGACACCGCGAACGGGTTCGTGAACGACCGCGAGCGCGAGGCAACGGCCTTGGACCGGGTTGCCGAAGCCTCTACCCGCGCGGCCGACGCCGAGCGCCGCCGTCGTGATGTTGACGCCGATGGCTTTTCGACCGACCGCTCCGGCAACCGGATCGGCGCTGCCGGCGAGACGTTCCTGTCGCTGTTCAATCAAGCGCGCAGCGCCGGCCTGGATGACGCTACGGCGCAGAGCGTCGCAGATCAGTTCACCGACTCGCAGGGCAATGTCCCGTTCTTTGACAACCCCGGCCAGTTGCGATTCGGCGGCCAGGGCTCGACGCTATCGCAGGCATTCTCCAACGCGATTACGCAGGCGATCCGCAACAGGATCAATCAGGCTACCGGGGGCGGGCAGCAGGGCGTGTTTCCGGGCCAAGGCGCCAGCCAGTCGATCCGGGTGGACATCAACCTCAACGGGCAGCGCACAAGCGTCAACGTCGCCTCGCAGTCGGATGCGACGGCTTTACAGAATCTCCTACGCCAACTTCAACAGGCGGCACAACGCAGCGGTGGCTAAACCATGAGCATCACCATTTCATATAGTGGAACGACGCTCACCCTCGATCCCGACCTCTATTGGGAGGACGAAGCCAACTGGCACCCGGTCGAGCAGAGCGTTCAACGGACAGTCACGGGCGCTCTGATCGTGAGCACTGCGACACGGCAGAAGGGCCGCCCGATCACCTTGCGCCCGCTCGACGACACGAGCGCGTGGATGCCGCGGGCGACCCTGGACATGCTGCGAAGTTGGGCCGCTGTTGCGGGCCGGGAAATGACCCTTACACTCCGGGGCGCGTCATATCAAGTGATCTTCCGTCACCAAGACGGCGCGGCGATTGAGGCCGAGCCAATCGTGCATTACAGCGACGTGGACGGCGCGGACTCATACAAGATCACCCTTCGTTTCATGGAGATTTAAGATGACCATCGAGAGCGGCGACATCAAACTGGTCGCGTCGCAAGTGATGCTGGACTCGGATCAAGGCGGCGGCGCCCCGACTTCCACCGTCATCAATGACGGCACCAGCAACAGCATCTTCCCCGATATTTCGGAAGTTGATCGCGCAGGCGGCCGAGTCAACCTGCGAAAACTGTTCGCATCGGTGCAGACCAGCGACACGGATCAGTATTTCGGCGCCAATGTCATCGTCGCCGACCCGCCTGACGATCCTAACGTGTCGGTCAACCTGTTCACGACCAACGAGGTCTTTGATCGGCGCACCGAAGCGCGAGATCGGATCGAGTCGTATCTTGCTGTTGGAGCGATCTACTCGGGCTACCTGTTCGGCAACCACATCACCGGCATGCGGACGCTGACAATTCTGCAGCGCGAGGAAATTTCGCCGCCTGTAGTTGGTGACACGTTCGTTTTGCGTGCGTTTGAAGGACTTGTCAATGAAGTTGAGCAGTATGTTCGAGTATCGGACGTGGGTACGATTGTTCGCACGTTCGCCGATTCCGGTGGCGAGTTCCGGCGATTGCAAGTCACATTGGAAATCACCGACGCACTGCGCTCGGACTTCCCCGGCTTCGATGCCATACGCAACGATGCGACGGTGGTTTACACCGGAAAGACCAAGGTCTACGGCACGATCGTCGCAGACGCAGCGCGCTACTACGGCGTGGTGCCACTCGAACAGCCGGCCGAGATTGGAGATTTTACCATCAAGGCCGAGACGATTTTTACGCAGCTTGTACCAAGCACCCGGTTTGAGGTTCCCATTGCCGACGCGCGCATGAATCGTCAAAGCGCGACCCTGGTCAAAGCCGGTGATATCTACAACCGCACGATCTCGATGACGTTCACCACGTCGCAGTCGATGTTCGTCGGTGGTGGCATTCTGCCGGGCAGCCTCAGTGTGACCCGAGGCGGCATCACGATCACCGACCGCGGCGGCGTGCTGATCGACAACGCTAACGCTCAGGTCGGCACCGTTGATTACGAGAACGGTATTCTCAGCCTACAGACCAACGTGTTCGGTTCAGGTGCAGGTACTCATTCGGTCGTATACACGCCTGCTCGGCGGCCAGTGGTTGTCACTGATTCTTTGGGCATTCCAATTAACGCGCAGAGCCAACGCCTGAACTATACGCTCACCCTCGATCCTGTTCCTGCGCGCGGATCGCTTGAGGTTTCCTATCGCGCGCTCAATCGCTGGTACACGTTGACCGACGACGGCAGTGGCACCCTTCGCGGTTCAGATGCAGCGTTCGGCGCCGGCACGCTGAACTACACGACTGGCGGCCTAAGCGTCACTCTAGGCGCACTGCCCGACGTTGATTCACAAGTCATCTTCACATACTCGTCGTCCGTGGTCGTCAAGGCGATTTCTGAGGTTCAGCAGGCAGGCCCTTCTTTGCCACGAGCCTTCGGCAAGGTCGTGACGCTCGGACAGGCGATCAAGCCAGGCACACTGACGCTCACGTGGAATGATGGAGCGAACCGGACGGCCACTGATTTGAACGGCGCGCTGACGGGCGACGCGAGCGGGTCGATCAACTACGCCAATGGTCAGATTGTCTTTCGGCCGAATCTCTTGCCTGCAAAGAACACAAGTATTTCGGTTGCGATTCAAAACATCACGTCTCAGTCAGTCGATGTTCTGTCTTTTAACGATGCCGGAGCTAACTGGACATTTGGCATTGCCGGGCCAGTAGAACCGCGCTCTGTTGAACTTGCGGTAAATGCGTTTTACAGTTACCCCCTTGATATAAGCGGTTCGATAGAGAATCGTTACTTTGTCATTCGCATAACCGACGATGGCGCGGGTAACCTTATTACCGGCAACATGACAAGCAATCTAGTAGTTGGCACTATCAACTACAGCAATGGGTCTTGCACGCTAGGAAAATCTATTTCTGAATACAAGGCTGAGATCGCTACTTTTAATTCTAGTTATCTGATTGGAGCGCAACCGTCAGGCGGTCAAGGGGGCGGCAGTATCGCTGCGTTTGATTGGAAGCGAACTGGAACTCAGATAATCAATGTCGTCATCAATCTGATTAACGGTCCAGGGTCGTTCACCATTGAGAATGCTCCTTGGCAGTGGTGGGCTGGTGTCAACGCCAACGCAGCTATTGTTCGTTACGCAAATGGCTCGACATCGGCCGGCACTAGCGCATTCTCCCTGGACGAGATTTTCCTTCCGAACAATTCAAACGGTTTCACCGTCACGCCGGGCTACACGCCAAAACTGTCGTCGTTCTTCATTGGCCCGAATCTCTACGTGCGACGCGACAGCGATTGGATTGTCAATCCTGATCCAACCGACGGAAACGGAACCACGGTTGGTTCCGAAGCGATCATCGGTGGTATTCCCGGCGTGCTGTTGAGCACGTGGACATCGGGACTGACATCTACGCCGACTCAGATTGCAGGCACCGCTGATCCGTCATCGAGCGGGTCAAGCACGCCTTTGATCGTTGCCGGCGTCACGTTCCGCACCGCAGTTGCACCGCTGTTCAATGGCGGTTTCTCGATTGCCGGAAACTGGGTGGACGGCGGCGGTGCTTTGTTCAGCGCGACAGCAAACAACGCCGGGTTTATCAGCACCGGCAGCGCACCGCCCGATGCCAATACGCCGGGCTCGTGGGGCGTCTTTGGTGTGGTGGACTACGAGTCGGGCGTCGTGCAACTGCGCTTTGGTCGTCGCGTGCCTGAAAGCATGGCTACGGCAAATGGCGTTGCTGACATCACCGAATTGGCAATACCGAATGTCACGCTTGTGCAGACGCGCTTTGCGCAGGCTGACACGCTACGCTACAACGCAGTGGGCTACGCCTACCTGCCGCTGGACGCGACCCTTCTCGGCCTAGACCCGGTGCGCTTGCCGAGCGATGGTCGCGTACCGATCTTCCGACCAGGTGCGTTTGTAGTTGTCGGCAACACCGCTACGGTCGGTCCCGTTACCGTGAGCAACGGGCAGACGATCAACTGTGGGCGGGTGCGCTTGTCTCGGGTGCGCGTGATTGGCGCCAACAATCAGGTTATCAACACTGGATTCACGACCAACCTCGACCTCGGCACCGTTACGTTCAACGATGTTACTGGCTACTCTCAACCTGTTCGCATCGAGCACAGGATCGAGGACATGGTGCTTGTGAGCGATGCGCAGATCAACGGTCAACTGACCTTCACTCGCGCGCTGACGCATGACTATCCGGCGCCAGGCACTTACGTGTCAAGCGCCCTGGTCGCTGGCGACCTTTCGGCTCGGGTCGCAGAACTGTTCGATCAGCAGACTTGGAACAACGTGTGGAGCGACAGTCCCGTGGGTAGCCCGGCCACGGGCACGTTCAACGACATCCAATATCCGATTGTCGTGACTAACCGCGGCGCGCTGACCGAGCGGTGGGCGCTGCAATTCATCAACAACACGAACTTCAACATTATCGGCGAGCACGTCGGCGTGATCGGCCAGGGGAACACGTCAACGAACTGCGCACCGCTGAACCCCGCAACCAACGAGCCCTACTTCACGATCCCGTTCCAAGGGTGGGGCTTGGGATGGGCGACCGGCAACGTGCTGCGCTTCAACACGGCCGGCGCGTTCTACCCAGTTTGGGTTGCCCGCACGATCCTGCAAGGCCCGGAAACGGTAATCAACGACTCCTTCACCATCCTGATCCGCGGCGACGTGGATCGTCCGTAACCTGAGAGCTACGCTATGTCCTCTGTAAAGTTCCTTCATTCGCAAATGACCGGCGCTCCACAACTGTCGGGGACGGTCGGCTCGATGATCGCCTTGCTCGACGCCTGCCTGATTAACGGGTTCGGCGGCGGCAGCGTCGATTCCCTGGTCGTCAATAACAACGTAGTGACATGCACGCGCAGCGCCGGCCACCCCTACGAGATCGGCAGCGTGTGCGAAATGTCGGGCGCCACGGTGACGGGTGGTGGCACGGTCAACGGACAATTCATCGTCACGACGGTCACTTCTACCCAATGGACATACGCAGTGACCGGAGTGTCAAATCAGACTGCGACGGGCTCGATCACGCACAAGGCCGCTGCGCTCGGATGGGCCAAGCCTTTCACGGGCACGAACCTCGCGGTCTATCGCTCACCGAACGTCGCAGGGACGCGATGCTTCTTGCGCGTAAATGACACTGACGCGCGTGACACTCGCGTGGTTGGCTACGAGACGATGAGCGACGTGAACACCGGCACCGGCATTTTTCCGACTGCGGTTCAGCAGTCGGGCGGGTTGTTCTGGACTAAATCGAATGATGCAAACGCAACCACTCGGCAGTGGATCATCGTCGGTGACGATCGTGCGTTCCTTATTGCGATCTCGCACGGCACGAACACCGCATACAACACGAGTTTCTTCGGAGACATTAACTCGGTTAAGTCGCCCGACCCGTTTGCTTGCATGATTCACGGTTTTCAAACCACTCGCACTAATACAACTTTGGCAGGAAACGGTCAAGGAGACTTGCAGCAGATTTCGCCGATTAACGCGGTACCTGGGCTTTTCTTGCCGCGATCTTCGAGTGGCCTTGGATCAGCCTCGCAAGCTCGCACAAGTTCGCTAACGATGAGCATAGGCGCTTCAACAGTCTTCTCAGGCGTAAGCACTGCTGGTTCAGTTACATTTCCGAACCCTGCAGACAACGGCGTCTACATCGCGCCGATGTATGTAATTGATTCTCCGATGTTGTCATATCGCGGCGTTCTACCGGGTCTGTATTGGTGCTTTCAGAACATTGGTGACGCCATCTTCGCCCCGCGAGAGTATTTGACCAGCGTCACGGCCTACCCCGGTCGCACTTTCCGCGCCATTAATAACAATACCGGCGTCGCGTTCGTGGACATCACTGGTCCGTGGAGGTAAGTCGTGCCGAACGTGTATCGGTATTTCAGCAGCACGCTAGACGGCGCGCTATTGGGCCGATCGGGTGCCGTTCTGTCGTCTGCCCAAGCGCGGTTCGGTGGAGGTTCTGTGCTTTGCGCCAACGGCGCGCATATCGAAGCTCCACAGATCGACGCTACTCATCTGTCGATGGACTCAGGTGACTTCACTATCGAAGGCTTCTCGTATCTGTTGTCAAAACCATCGACGTTCCCCGCACTGGTTTCAAACTTTTCGTCTTTTAGTTCAAACTCGATTGCAATTTATGCAGGGGGAAGCACTGGCAGTGAAACGCGGTATCTAGTAGCGATTACCAACAGCGGTTTTCCGACCATCACATCGACAAGCACCATCGTTTACAACCAGTGGCAGCATTGGGCGCTTACGCGCCTTGGCAACGTATTTACGCTCTGGATTCAGGGAACAAGTCAGGGTTCGGCGACAATCGCTGCAAACCTGACTTCAAGTATTGGTTGGACGTTCGGCAACAGCCGAGATTTACTTAACAACAGTTTTATCAACGGTCATTTGAACTGGATACGCATCAAGAAAGGCATTGCGCTTTACACAGCGCCGTTTACGCCGCCGTCCGTAGCCTTCGGCACCAACTCGGGCGGCGACGCAACTTGGAGCAACACGTCGCTTGTAGCGCCGCTTGATTCGCAGTTCGCACTACCGGCTAGGGGGTTGCAGAACGGCGCTGGCCGCTTCGCGCAGTTCGCTTCGCCTGCGTTCTCGGCCAGTGGCTTCTCGGTCCTGCCGTTGATGTACCGCATCGACTACGGCGGTCGAGGCAAGATTTACGGGACGGTGAAGATTAAATCAGCGACGCCGATTCCTGTTGCAAGAGCCGTCAGGCTAATCCGCGATGTCGATGGTGTGTGCGTGAGCGAAGTGTGGAGCGATCCGGCGACGGGCTATTACGAGTTCGTTGGGTTCGATCCGCGTGTGCGCTACACGGTCTTGACCTATGACTACACGAACAATTATCGCGCCGTCGTGGCCGACAACTTGACAGCGGAGGTCATTTAATGGCTGCTGTTGACATCTCAACCGCTCTTAACGAAGCGCGGCTTACTGCAACGCGAGACTATCTAGACAGCGGCACATCGAGCGCCAAGCTGCAAATCTACGCGACGCCTCGACCGACGCCGGGTGGAGCGCCTTCACCGGGTACGCTCTTGGTCGAATTGATTCTGACGGAACCCTGCGGCACGGTCGCTGGCGGCGTCTTGACCGTAACCGCCGTAGGTGAGGCTACAGCAGTGGGCTCGGGCACCCCGGTGTGGGGGCGCTTCGTGAATGGCTCTGGTGCATGGGTGATCGACGCCGATGCAGGCGGCCCCGGAAGCAACCAGCCTATCGTCCTGTCCGATACAAGCGTCTTGGCGGGAGGGAAACTCTCGCTTCTAAGCTGCGTCTTGGGGTAAGCAGTGTCGTCGTCTCCTGTCGAACTGCTATTTCGACAGCAACCGAAAAGCAACCCTGCCGAGTTGCTTTTCGGTGAGGTCGAGTCTCTGCCTGACGCAGATATTGCGGTCAACATCACCCTGCCGCCGCTGACCGTAGCGGCACTGATCGGCCGCGAGGTCGAGGTAACGGCAAACATCACGCTGCCCGCGCTCACGGTCAGCGCGAATGTGCTCGTATTTGAGCCGATTGAGATTGTCGCAACGATCCCCTTGCCGCCGCTGACTGTCGCGGTTTCTGCCGATTACGACATCGCAGTCTCACGCCCCCTGGTCAATCAGCGCTCGTCGTCATGGCAGAAGGCCAACGCTCTGTCGATCAATCGCGGTGCTCGCCACAATGTCACAGTCAAGCGATTGGACGGAAAGCAAAGCCGGTGGCAGGGCGCGCTCGGTGCAGACTCGTCAAGCGCAAGCGCGTACAGCGAAGGTGTACCGGTCAAGGGTGCGAGCCAAAGCGGATTCGAGGACGCTACGCGCGTTCAAACGTGGGAGACACGGACGCTACATCAAGACGCGATCCGCGACCGGCGTCAGTCTTCGGACAGTGTTTGGCAGAACGGCGTGCCTGTGCGATTCGACCGCACATCTCTGTTTTCTGACATGCTTCGCGGCGCGCGGCCAGAGATCGTTGCAAAGTGGGACCAAGGGGTCGGTGTGCGCAAGCAGCACGACCACGATATTCGGCTTGCGTCAACTCTGCGCAAACCGCTTCTCTCGACTTTTCAGCAGGCGTGGCGTCCGCGGCCAGGGCAATCACAGCCGCCGCAACCGCCCGGCCCCGAGCCCTGCTATCTGCCGGATACCAATCTGTTGTTTGACGGATTGGCGGCCACTGACGGGCATCTGATCTTTATTTGCGAGCGGCACGACGGCGGGGGCGGTGGACCCACCGAGACGATCGTCGTGCCGGTACGGAGTGTTTACATGGTCATCAACAACATTCTGCTGCGTCGCGTGAGCGACAACTTCCTGATCCCCACGTTCGCCTTGTCGTTGTCGATCGACGCCGACTCGTGGACGTGGGGATTCAGCGCGAGCCTTCCGGCGACAGCGCTCGACGCAGTTATGCCGTCAGCCGGCACGCCGATCGAACTCGACGCGAGCATCAACGGCACGTCGTATCGAGTGATCGTCGAGAGCATCGGACGCGAGCGCGCCTTCAACAGCGACACGATCCGCATCTCGGGTCGCGGCAAGAACGCAGTCTTGGCCGCGCCCTACGCGCCGACGCAGACCTTCACGAACGCCAGCCAGCGCACGGCGCAGCAGTTGATGGACGACGTGCTCACGCTCAACAACGTGCCGCTTGGCTGGACGATCGACTGGCAATTGGACGATTGGCTCGTGCCGGCCGGCGCATTCGCCGCGCAGGGAAGCTACATTGACGGGTTGACTGCTATTGCGTCGGCTGCCGGGGCATATCTGCAACCGCATCCGACGTTGCAGCAAATGCGCGTGTTGCTGCAATACCCGATCGCCCCGTGGGAATGGGCGACGGTGACGCCCGACTACGAATTGCCGAGCGCTGTGACGGTGCGCGAGAGCACGGAATGGATTGACAAGCCCGCCTACAACCGGGTTTTCGTGTCGGGCCAATCGCAAGGCATTCTCGGCCAGGTGACTCGCACCGGCACTGCCGGCGATCTCGTGGCGCCGATGGTCACTGACCCGCTCATCACCGAGGTCAACGCCGCGCGCCAGCGGGGCATCTCGGTGCTCGGCGACACCGGCCGCAAGGCGCTGCTCGGATTGCGTTTGCCGATTTTGCAGGAAACGGGCGTTATCCTTCCGGGCAAATTTGTCCGATACACCGATGGCGCCGACGAAATGATCGGCATCGTGCGTGGGACCAATGTCGAAGCCACGAGCCCCGAGGCGTGGCAGACCCTCGAAGTGGAGACGCAACTATGAATCTCTTTAAGGTCTTCAAGTCGCTGATCCCCGAGCCGCCTTTGCAGGTTGGCGACGTGATCGCATTTGACGATGGCACCGCCCTAGTCGAACTACCCGGTGGTGGTGTGGTGCAAGCACGAGGCGAAGCCATTATTGGCGAGCGAGTTTTTGTGCGTGATGGCGTTATCGAAGGCCCGGCGCCAACGCTGCCGGTAGAAATCATTTCTGTATAAGGAGTCGTCATGGCTGTTGAATCTCTGTTGGGTGGAATCTTCGGCGGACTGCTGCGCATCGCTCCCGAGGTAATGAAACTGTGGGATCGCAAAAGCGAGCGTGAACACGAGTACCGGATGGCCGGGCTTGAGATGCAGATTGCCGAGAAGCGGCTTGAGTTCGGCATGCGTCAGACCGAGGCCGTGGTCGGCGTCGCAACGCTCGACGCGATCGGCGAAGCGCTCAAGGGTCAAGCCGAGATGGCAAAAGCGGGTGGTAGACTTGTTGCCGGCATCAGTGCGCTTGTGCGTCCGGTCATCACCTACTGGTTCATGGCTCTCTACAGCCTGCACAAGATTGCATTGATGCTCGTGGCTTACGACCAGTCCGGCAACTGGCGCGACGTGTTCATCACGACTTGGACCGACCAGGATTGGGCTATCTTTTCGATGATCTTAGGTTTTTGGTTTATCGGCCGCGTGTGGGAGCGGGTAAATGCTCAACGAAGCTCGTGATCTCGCTATCGAGTCGCTTATCAAACCGTCCGAGGGGTGCCATCACGTACTCCCGAACGGGATGATCGCCCCCTACCTCTGCCCGGCCGGTTATCCGACGCAGGGGTGGGGCATCGTCGTGCCGAACATGAATGTGCCGCCGATCACGCGCGCAATGGCTGACGCGATCTTGGCGCGTGAGACGCCGCGATACATGGCCGACGCGCTCAACTTGAGCCCTGTGCTCGTGCTCTACCCGCGCCGGCTGGCCGCGATAACGTCGTTCGTGTTTAACCTTGGCGCCCCGCGCTATAGGTCAAGCACACTGCGTCGTCGAATCAACGCGCAAGATTGGCTCGGGGCTTCGCCAGAGTTTGACAAGTGGGTGTTCGCAGGCGGCGTAAAACTCCGCGGGCTTGTCCTGCGGCGCGCAGCCGAGCGAAAGATATTCGATTCGGAGACACGCCAATGACAACGATCGTCGCCTCGTTCAAAGAACGCGCAATGTTCTCCGACTCGCGGACTACGGATGAAGATGCAGGCATCAAATGGGCTACGCGCAAGATCGAGAAGATTGACGGTGTGCTCTACGGCGCTTCTGGAGACTGCATTGACATTGAGGCGTTCATCAACTGGATTAAAGCCGGCAAAAAGCGTCGCCCGAAGATTGTTGACGAGTCCTTCTGCGCAATCGAGTTGAACGAGCGCGGTATCTGGCTTTGGGATTACCGACTCAAACCTTTTGCAGCAGGCATTGACCGTCACGCGATTGGTTCAGGCGCGATGGCCGCCTTGGCTGCGTTTGAGATGGGCGCCGATGCTAAGACTGCCATTGAAGTCGCATGCAAGATCGACTCCCGAAGTGAAGGCCCAATTTATACGGAAAGTCTGTAATGCCAGCTAGAATCTGGAAGATTGACGAAAGACTCAAAGAGTTTGCCAGCGAGAGGCAGATAGAGTTAATCGACGCGGTAAACGCGCACCGCGGTGTACGCCGCGCCGAGAACGCTCTTGGACTTTCTAGGGGAAGCATAAGCATTTCACTTGCTCGCGTTAAGAAGAACGCTGCCTTGGCCGGTTACTCACCCGAGCACGACATGACCAAGGTCGTGCCCGAGCCCTACGTGGTCAAAGGTGTGTCCACGTACTACGACAAGGATGGTAAGCCGCGAGGCCAGTGGGTCAAGTCGAAACTCGATCACGAGCGCTATCAAGAACTCATCAGGGAAGCCACCACGGCGATTGCCAGTGAAGTGCGAGGCATGGCGCCTGTAACCCCTGCGCCCGAGCACACGAGCGCTGATCTGCTGGCCGTCTATCCCTTCGGCGATCCGCACTTCGGGATGTACGCATGGGGCCAGGAGACGGGCGAGGACTTCGATCTCGACATCGCCGAGCGGATCACGCAGGCCGCCGTTGATCGCCTTGTGGCGTCTGCGCCGGCTGCCGAGACGGCAATCCTGCTGCCGCTCGGCGACGTGCTCCACATGGACGATCAAAGCAATCAGACACCGGCCAGCAAGCATCAACTTGATGCCGATGGCCGATTCGTGAAGGTGCTGCATGTCTGCATCAAGGCATACCGGCACGCGGTCCTGCGCTGTCTGCAAAAGCACAAGAAAGTGATCGTGCGCTTTGTCAGCGGCAACCACGACCCGCATGCCGTGTGGTCGATCGCGTTCACGATCGCAGCCTACTTCGACAGCGACCCGCGGGTGACGGTCGATCTGAGCCCCGCCCCATTCTGGTTCTACCGCTTCGGCAAAGTGCTCATCGGCGCCACGCACGGCGACAAGGCCAAAGGTGACAGTCTTCTCGGAGTCATGGCGACCGATCAGGCCGAGGCGTGGGGACAGACCAAGTTCCGGTACTGGTATCTAGGCCACGTCCACCACGAGCGCGTCAAGGAGCTTCCTGGCGTGACGTGCGAGTCCTTCCGCACCCTAGCTGCCAAGGACGCCTACGCGACCGCCTACGGCTACCGCGCCGGCCGCGACATGCGCTGCATCGTCCACCATCGGGAGTTCGGCGAGATTGAGCGCCACCGCTGCGACGTGGCAATGATTGACAGGCAATGACAGCGATTCGCCGCCGTTTAAGCTGGCGTTAGCCGGCTCAAACTGCCACGACCCTGCGCCGAACGTGCTGCGATGAAACTCCACCAGCCGCACGATGCGGTGCTGCGGTTTGGCGCTGCGCCACTGCGGCCAGCCAAGCGCCACCAAGTCGCCGGCCTTGGCGCCGTCGTTGAACTGCGGGTAGACGAACTGTACGTAGTTGTCTTTGCGGTTCACCCATCCATCGTCAGGGTGCGCGGCTCTCACGCCGGCCGCCCGCAGCGCAGTAACCCATGCTTCTTGGTCGCGCTCCATGTCAGTGCAAATTTTCGCGTACAGCGCCACAAAGCCAGCCTGCCCAGAAACGCCGCGCATCAGTTTGCTTGCCAGTCCCATGCCAATCTCCTTTCGCTCCGGCACCAGCCGGCTAACGTTCGGCTTCTTACTGCGCGGTACCGTAGGTCACGATGTACGGCGGTTCCCACGGCTGGCGCAGCACCCAGGTCGGCGCAGGAATCATCATCGGCACGAGCAGCGGCTGTTCTAGGCGCGGCTCGGTCACGCCGTCGCACATCTTCACGTAAATGCAGGCGTCAATGCCCATGTCTTTCCTTTGCGCCGCGCTGGGCAGCTTAACTTAAACCGATCAGATTCAGTGAGAAACACCGCGGTTGACCTCAAACACGGCGCTAAGGCTGCGCCCCTTCTTGTTGACCCTGTAACGCTTACGGTTGGCCTTGGTGTCGGATCGAGGCTTCGGTTTGTCCTTGCCGTCGCCGATCGCATAGACCGCTCGCGGATAGCGGCGCTCGCCATCGTCGCCGTCGTAGACCCACGCGGAAATGTGAACTCGCTTGGGGCCAAGTGGGCGCAGTTGAGGGCGAGCCAGTCGCGTGAAGATCGCTGCGCACTTCTCGCGCGTGAGGCGCAAATGCGCGCACATTTCGCCCCTGGTCATCGGGCCGATATGCTCAAGCGCGTCTAGGATGCGCAGGGTGGTGACACCCCAAAAGCGATGCGCTGTCATTTCGGTTGCTTGTCGATGCAGTTGTCGCACGCTACAGCTTTGCGCTCCATGCCTTCAAACAGTTCGTCGAGCTTGCACATGGTCCCGCACGCGGGGCAACGCATCTTGGCTTCGCTGCTTGACGCAAACGCCATCAAGCAGATGATGGCGACGCCCAAGGTGCATCCAATCAGAATGCCGAGTGTGAAGGAGATCATCATGCTTTCTCCGGCAGCCGAGGGCGATCGTCACCCTCTGGATAGAAATGAACGTAGTGCATCAACATGATGATGTTGCAGGCGAAGTGACCTCGATGCGGTAGGCCGCTTTCCTCGTCATATACTTCGCCGGCCAGTGGACCGAAAACGATGTGGCGCAT